TCTCAGAATGTCACCAGCCACTTCGATACCATTGGTATGAGTACCAGTAACGTTGTACACGAGTCTGACATAACGCTCTCGCCCCATGTAGGCAGCGACCACAGTTACATCATCTTCGGCTGCGTCGTCAATCTTAGCCAGTGTTCCGGTGTTCGTACCCGTAACAGTGGTCGAGATATCGGCGTCAGCACAATCAACCCACGTACTATTGTCATCCGAGTGTTCAGCCTCAATTTCAAGGTAAACGGAACCGGACAACGTGTCGCCAGTGATACCGATGTTTGCCATGAGAAGCGCACCATCATATTCCAGCAGATCCGCAGACGCAGAGTTTGCATCGGCAGTAATCACAATCGGTGCTTTTGCATGGACGTTTGAGAAGTTGCCACCATCTTTATATTGATTCATTCTTTTTTGCTCCTGTTAAGGTTTCAGATTCTGTTTAGATTAAGAACCTAAAGTGAATGATTCGGGGTGACGAGCAGTGATATCACAAGAGTGGAATATTAACACTCTCAGAGTACCAGCAGTTGCCCCAGTGAAAGGATCAACCATAATGTCGATTCCACCCCAAGTACCAATCAAAAGATCGGCCCAGTTTCCGAAGTACATTTGACCAGCCGTAACCTGATTAGACTTGATCAGCCTTTCACCGACGAGAGATCCGCCAGTGTCCTGAACAAGAAACAAACCAGACCCTGCATCGACAGGTTCTTTCATCAGGTTACCGTAAACGGCACTACCAGTGATGAATGCGAGGTTGCCTTGTAGGGCATTACCAGTCGAAAGATCGGTAATCATATTGATAACTTCATTCCGAGTTGGCCCACTTGCTGTGGAAAATGATTCGGTAAGCACACCCGTTACATTCTCAATGCCTGTGGGTTCACCACTCGTACCAGAGCCGTGAAGTGCAGCACGATCTTTCTCAATCGCGACGATAGCCGACAGGTCGTTCCGTACAAAACCTTCCGCCGAAACCGAAGATTGTTGACGCAGCTGCCGACTAATATCGGTGTAGCAACCAACGGTACGTGGAGTCAACGTTACCTGATCAACCGCTTGATTTGTCTCGCTGATGGTTCCGCCATCGCGCCCGACCCAACCGACCGAACCTGCGCCGGTCTGTCTCGGTATCGCAACGTCGCCGACCAACCCATCCAAAAAGGTTGCGCCAGCGTCAGTCACTGCCATGTTATTCCGCAGCAATGCAATCATCTGGTCAGGTCTGAAATCAACCCCAACCAAAGCACCTGCCTGTGTGAAGGTGTCTGCTTGCAAATCCCGTTGCTCAAAGGCTTGCAGTTGTCGCTGATGGCGTTCTTTGCCATGCCACTCACCCATGATTTCCATTGGCAAGAAAGCACCTTTCGGTGAAGCTCCATCGCGTTTAGCGATAGCGGCAGACGCTTCCAGTTCCAGAGTTGCATCATCACGATCTTTCTGTGATCCACGTGGGTCCATTGCACGAAGCAATTTGAGGATAGAAAAATCACGCTGCTCTTTCTTATTCAGGCCGAGCGGGTCATTAACATCTTCATGGAACTCGCCGATGCTGAGCAAGCGTTTGATATTCATCTGCTCGTCGGTCAGGAACGTCAAGCGTTCTTCGATTTCGACAATCTCTGCCGTATCGTCCGAATTCAAATCTTCCGTTTCAGCTTTGGTTGCAAGCGTAGCAGCTCGGCTACGCTTCTCAACTTCTTCATCGCGGAAGGCATTTAGTTTTTGATTCAAGTCCATTGTATTACTCCCGTTGAACTAAGGTTTCAGCAAGCAGCCTACGCTGCAATCCGTTTGTAAATATCTAATGACGTAGACAGGCGAGCTATCTGATCATCGCGTGTAGAAAGTTCGGCATTCAGTTTGATAACAGCATCATTCACTTCATCGTCGGTCGCTGTTTCATCAAGACCAAGTAGCGCCCGTATAGTATCGGCTTGTCGTGTATCTGGTTCAATGCTCTGAGCGCGACACTGGTATCGGGATAGGCAGGATATGTTACTGGCGATACATCGAGCAACCTTGATACTTTGACAATCGTTCTGGTAACTGCGCCGGTATCGGTATCTTCGTTCCAATAATCTTCTTCAACCATGAAGCCGAATGAAGATCCGGTAATATCACCTCGGCGCATTGGTTCCAGCACCAGATCTCGGATAGTTTGCGTGTCAGGCGGGGTCAGTTCGTAACGTAAGCCAGTCTTATCAACTGAGAGTGAAAGAGTACCAGAGGCGGATCTGCCTAGAACGAAGTTTGAATCGTGGTTGAACAAAGCGCGAACATCGTTATCCATTACATCATCGAATGCGCCCTTAGAAACGATCTCGGTAAAGCCACCAAGGTTTTCTGATCTGGAATCGAATACTGCGCCGTAACCTAAAATCTTCGGTGGTTCATCTTCTGACTCTCTTAATTCTATCGGTTGTTTCGTATAACGTCTTTCAAGTTCGTTCATAATTCAAGTGCCTCTATAAACGTATTTGCAATTTCATCTTCACTTATCACCAGATCGCCTACGCTTCCGATTGACTGTGCAAGTTGTTTCTTAATGTGACGTTGTGCGAAGTTTGCCATGAATTGCTCTGCGGTACAATTCAATTGATCTTCTATAGTCAGAGCAGTAGGTGTAGCCAACCTTGATATGAACTCTGGATAGGTGTCATAGAACTCACCAACCTTCTTCGCATCATTGTCCACGCGCTCCAACAGGCGGCGTTCAGCCGAGGCCATTCGCTCCGCTATAGACTTAATCAGCGGCTCAATTCTCTTGGCTAACTGGCGGGAATCGTCCTCATCATCATCTGGATCAACGCTCGGCTGAGTCTCAGAATTTACCATGTTATTCGGGGTCAGGTATTGATCCAGCCCTTCGACCTGCTCCATATCCTCATCTTGACGAACCTCGTTTCGGCTTTTCCACCCATCCTGTAGCGCGGTATGGTGTGCCGCATATCGGTCGGTGGTCGAACCGCGAAGCAAACCGTTCACGTCAAACTTCCAGTAGTATCCTGATCGGCGTTCTTTGGCGGTCAGCAGCTTTCGATTCAGTTCGTTTTCCCAGTTTACGAATATTGGGATCATCGTGTGCTTAACGAAGTGGAGATCCATTTCGCCAGCATTGGTAAACGTAGCTTGCTCCAGATCCATAACGAAGGATGGCGGGACGCGAAACATACCGCACACCTCAGTACGGTTGTACTTCAATGTTTCTAGCGTTTGTGCATCGTCAGGGTTGATCTGAGTGGGTTTGTACTTTAATCCTTTCGGTAGTACCGGCGTTCCGTTCGCCTTATCCAAGGTGCCGTAGTTCTCTCTGAATGTTTCAGCGAACGATGCAAGCGAGTTGGCGGGGACTTCACTTTCAATAATCCCTTTAGGTGATGCACCGTTACCGAAGAATGATCCGCCGAACTTGTGGATAGCGAGGCCAAGCCCGATAGCTTCTCGCGCCTGATGGATAGCGGAGTATCCCTTTAGCCCATCGTACCCAAGGCCAGAGAAGTGCAGCGTGTCGGCAGCAGGTAATACATTCTGTAAGCCATCGTTCTTCTGACTCACATACACTACTGAGCCATCACGTGCAGTCCGTTTCGGTTCTGTCCTGTCTGGATACATGATCTGAAAGCCAACCGGATAGGGTCCATCGCGGACGATCTCAGCGTACCCGTTACCCCAACCACTGCGGTGCCCTTCCAGTGTCTCTCGGAAGGTGTAGCCGGTTTGGTCTGGTGTCGGATTGAATCTCAGCAGATTGTATAGCCGGTGGGTTCTGGCTTTCTTCGGCCCTTTGTTCCCCATCTTCATCAACTCTAGCGGGACGTGCGCCAGTGTTTGAGATAGCACGTTGATACATGCGTACACATAGGGAAGGGTTAGCGCCGAAGATTCGGTAACGTTGACGCTTGATGCAGTTGAGCCGCCAGCGTTATCAATCAACCAGCGTGCAAAAGCACTAGCGTCCCCTATCGTCTCCGGTAGCCCTCTCTGCTCCAATGCCTTTAAGAACATCTGAATTTGCCTCTAACCATAAGAAAACGCCGCCGACCGCGAAGCCAAGTGGCTGGTAATGTAACCATGCGCCATACGACATTAACGCAATCCCTAACAGATCAATTAAAACGAAGAGCGTTCTAATCACTTGCTCTCTTCATCTTCATCTTCATCGAATCCGTCAGCAGGTCTGAATTCTGAAAGTTCTTCAGTCACTTCAGGCGCTGCGTTGTGCTTCGTCTTGAGTTGATCACAAAGCGTTTCCAGCGCGGTCGCAAAACCGCCAGCGCCTGTGCCTTCGGGGATGTTAGGATTAGACAATGTCGCTTTAACAAATCCAGCAAGATCAGCTTTAGAGGGAACGTCAACAAAACCATCACCGTCAATATCCGTCAATGGCAACCTGATTGCAGTTCTGAAGCCAACCGGCCCCGCTGCATCATCAAAGATTGAATACGAAACTTCCTGAATCGCGCCTGTGCGAGAAGCCATGTTCGTAGTCCTTGCGGAATGCACTTTAATAGTTACAGTCATTTCATTTTCTCCGTTATTGTTCTTCAAGCGCGATTGCTCGCCCCTGCATTAAACCTACGATGTAAGGGTTAGATTCCGCCCAAGTCATAGTTTTATTGTGTTGGAAGTACGCTGTCAACTGCTGATGCAGGGCGACAGGTAAAGCAACGTGCGTCGCTGGCACTTGCTCACCCTCTTGAGTTGATTCAAGATCCCCTTCCGGTGTTTGGTAATCTGTTAATTGCTCTATAGTTTTGCCCATTTTATATTCCTCTTTTTTAGGTTGGTGCTGTTGTCGATACGGGGATCCATGCCTTCGTACCGTTGATTTCAATTTGTATATGATGCGTTACCGCGCCCGAAGTTGTAAGTGTTGATATTGCGGAAACTGCATCAGCGTCGGCAGTAGCAGTGAAGTTAACGAATCCACCGTCTGTTGTGCCTTTTGCTAACTTGACAGCTTCGGCGCTAGAGTCCTGTTTGACAGACAACCCCACGGCACTTGTCGCAAGCGAGTTGTCATTCACTATATCGACAAGGTTGCGAGTACTGGTGCTGGCACTGTCACTATCAATCTTTAGACCTGATCCCGTGGTTAATGAGCTTGCGTCAAACAGACTTATAACACCCCCCGTAGTGTTAGCAGGAGCGTGAAAATAAAGAGTTGCTGTCGTTGTAGATTCAGAATCTATATGGATAGACTGTGACGAACCATTCTGATCTATAAACAACGCTCTATAATCTGCGTCCTGCTGGATGTGTAGTGGGACAGTGTTGCTGGCGAGAGTGTTGTCATTATTTATAAAAACGACTTTTCTGCTCGCAGCGGATGAGGAGTCACTCTCAAACTGTGCTATAGAACCTGTCGTCAAGGAGTCGGCAGAGCCTATCCGAAACACTACGCCAGACGTTGTATCTGGAATAGGAACGACAATTGTGTTTGTAGTTGTAACACTACTGTCGATATTTAAGGCGTTTGTACCTGTGTCGGTCTGGATCACCTGAAGACGACCATTAATCACCGTGTCGGTTAATGTACCGTCCCCAGCATCTAGTGTCCCTGTAGTACTGATGTTCTCATTATCAAATGAGATCGCACCCGATGAGTCGGTTATCAAACCACTATTGACTAACATCGTTCCAACAGTGACTCCACCAGACCCAGTAAAGGTTGCCACACTACCTGACGCATCGTTTTGAACTTGTAGCGGGGTCGCATTAACAGCCAGTATATTGTCGTTTACGATCTGGACAAGGTTTCGCGTTGATGTGCTGGCGCTGTCACTGGCAAGGTTTAGTAGTGATCCGGTTGTTAGCGCATCAGCGTTATCAATCCTAATAGCATTACCTGATGTTAAGGTGTCAGATTGAACCTCCAACCCATGAGTTGTGGTGTATGTGCCAGCGATGATTGTCGACCCTGAACCATTGATAGAAAACACATCATCGTTGAATATTGAATTTGATTGGCGCACCCCGAACCCAATATAACCACCCGCCTCACTAGCATTCCATGCCGCGCTAGACATATACCG